ATCCCAAGGACGGGGGGAAGGAGAGAGAGCCTCCTGGCGCGGATCGCGGCGGGCTTGGTGGACCGGGGGGAGTTGTCAAGGGGGGCCGGGAGTTTGAAGACTACGGGGACATCGAGTACGAGTACGACACCATCGAGTACGACACGGAAGGGGAATATTGAGTGCCGGGAAAACACAAAAACAGAAAACGCAGCAGGCCAAGAGAACTTCAGGTTAAGGTCCACCTAGCTATACCGAAACAGATTGGAACAGAAGCGGCGAAAGTGCTTTTGGAGCGTAATCTGGCATCGGGTTATTACGGGAAGGCGGAAGATTGGGGTGTCGATATCGAGTGGAAGAATCCCAACACAAAGGTAGGTCGGTCGCGTGAATGGCAGCGCGGAGACTGGACGACGGTTCTTCAGGATTCGTCCGGAAGCCCAGGGTTCGCTATGGCCGTCCGTAACGCACTGCGGGCCGCACGAGGGAAGGCTCCTCTGAAGCCGAAAGCGAAACCGGAGAAGCAACTCCCGTTGTTCCCGAAACCGAAAGCGAAGGCGAAAAAACGGAAGCCTACTGAAAAACAGGTGAAAGCGAGACGCAGCGCGGCAGCGCGGAAGGGATGGAAGACAAGGAGAGCAAATGCAGCAAAGAAGGGAGGCAAATGATGGTGACGCATGACTGGCACTGGTACGTGGGCCGGGGGAACGAACTGTTGCTGGACCTCGATTCGGAGCGTGCTTTGGGGTATGCGATGGATCGGCTGGAGCGGAACATCGAGGAGGGGTTCCTGCGGGTCAAGGAGGATCCGTATGTGGAGCGGTCGTCTACTCCAGGGCACTATCACATGATTGTGACCCTGCGGAAGCCTCTGGACGCGGTTGACCGGGCGGTATGGGAGTTGCACCTGGGGGGGGATCTCGTACGCGCGCAGTACAACCTGATGAGGATTAGCCGGGGAGTGAACGGCACATCTGACTTCCTGATCGCGGATCGTCCATATCCGGGGTTCCGGCCCCCGGATGGCGTGTGCCGTTGTCCGGAAGAAAAGCACAAAGAGAAAACAGTAACCGACAAGTGTCCCGTGATGCGCGAACTTTTGGGCCGGGAGTGCAGTGCCCAGTATTTCGCCATCCGGCCAAAGAACAGCATCCCGGTAGGCCGGATTCCGCTATCGACTTTTGGAGGAGGAAAGTATGCAAAGAAAAAAACCTGAGAGTTTCGAGAACATCGATCAGATGAGCCACGAGTTTGACGAGCGCGTGACGGAAGTGTTGGAGCCGGGGTTGGCGTCCTACTGGCAACTCCGAATCCTGTTGGCAATCGCGCAGCAACTGAGCGTCATCAGCGCCAGCCTGAAAGAGAGGGAGGAAAAATAGGGTAATTACCTCTGATAGGAATCCTGTTACAAACGCACGCAGGGGAACTGGACCATTTGATACCAAGTGGTCCTTTTTTTTTGGCAGGGGCCTTGTAACGCTAAAAAGACAGTGATAGTCTAACGGCCAATCGCGGGTACGTCCCCGTGAGTTAATAACATGGCGGTTATCCCTCTCCCTGCGCAGGGCCTTTCGGCGGTGTCCCTCCAGCGAACCCTCGGCATGCCAGAGGGGGGACCAAAGGCCCTTCCCATTCGTCTGGACTTCTCCGCGTCTCCCTCCTACACCCTCGATTATTCCAACCAAACTTCCCTCGGCTACCTCGACATGGTCCAGACGATCTGGTGCGACAATTTCGGCAACGGGCAAATCCTCAAGATCACTATCCCTGGCAGTCAGCAGGTACTGCAGATCCCGGCGGGTATCCAGGGGTATTTTGCCGTCCTGTGTCCCAACCCCATCCGTATGCAGTTCGATTCCACGGGCGGCACGGTGCAGCAAGTCTCCTTGCTGAACTTCCCGGTGCTCACATGAGTTTCAGCTACTGGCCTATCGGCGGGGGCGGGGGCGGCGGCGGGTCATCCGCCATCGTGGCGGCGGCATTCTCCGGGGGCGGGTCGGCGCTGACCTCGGGGACCAGCCCCGGTGTGAGTCTGGTTTACTGTGCTCCTGTTGTGCGGGCCGGGACGCCCGGATCTTGGACCTTGACGGTGGACGCGGGCACGGCGGGCGTGCGCGTCTGGAGAGTCGCGGCGGGGACAGCCGTGCCTACGGTGGCCAACACGATCACAACTGCGGACCTCGCGATCAGCACGGGTACAAATCTCAAGAGCACCAGCTTCGCAAACTTCACGGGCGGGGTGGCCCCGGTGTTTGCCGTGGGGGACCTGGTGGCGATTCAACTCAACGCGGCGGCAACGGCAACTTACGTAGCGTTCAGCTTGCAGTGACAGCAAATGCCATACACGTTCAACCGCACGATCACGATCCAGGGAAGCGGGCAGGTTCCCAGCACGCAAACGAACTTTCCCGTGCTGGTCTACGGAACGTATGCGTTTCTGAAGACCGTGGGCAACGGCGGGAACGTGCAAAGCACGAGCGGGTACGACATCATTTTCACCTCGGACGCATTGGGCGCCACTCCTCTGAATTTCGAGCGTGTTGTCTGGGGCGCATCTACCGGGACCGTAGAATTCTGGATACTGATTCCTTCCCTTACGGCAACCACGGTTTTCTACCTCTGGTACGGCAATTCCGCCGTCACGACGGACCAGCAAAGCAAAACCGCCGTATGGACGAACAGCTACGCCAGCGTGATGCATCAGGGCGACGGGTCTACTACAAATTTCACGGATTCGACGGCAAATGCCAATAACGGGGCAAGCGGCGGGGCCGGTCCAACGGCGATTACGGCCAAGATCGGTGGCGGTTCTGTCTGCACCGGGGGCTCCTTTGTCGATATCCCTGATGCGGCAAGTCTGAAGCCTGCGACTGCTCTCACCATCAGTTGCTGGTGGGGACCTCCGGGGACCGGGCAGGGGAACTTTGCTCGAGTGCTGCAAAAGGGCAGCGCGGCGGCGGCACCCTTTGCGTCCTACGGTTTCTTCTACAACGGCACAGACCAGACGAATGTCGGAGCCATCCTCGGCAAAGCCGACTCTACCAGCATTCAGACCTTCACGGGGGCGGGTGTCGTACAGACGAACGTTTTTCAGTATCTGGTTGCGACGTACGACAATCCAAGCGGAGCGTTGAAACTGTACTACAACGGCACTTTCAAGACTTCCGCAACGGGCACGACCGGAGCAATTTTCTACGACGCGCAGCATCTGATGCTGTGCAATACTCCGCAGAACAATTTCGGCAACGGCACGATTGACGAGTTTCGCCTGTCAAGCGTGGTCCGGTCGCAGGACTGGATCACGACGGAGTACAACAATCAGAACGCCCCGGCCAGTTTCTACGCGGTCGGTTCCGCCGTGGCAGCGGTAACGACTGCGGCATCCGGGGGAGCGTCTGGCATCGGCAACCAGGGAAGCGGACAAAAAGGTTTTATGGCTTGAGGGGGTTTTCAATGTTCGGCAATAACGTACCATCGGGTCCTATTATGATGTTAAAGGCCATAGGTTTCGATCCGGAAGCCATTATGTCCAACATCGAATCCGCGAAAACCACTGCAACGGAAGTGATGGCGCACTTCGACCGGCGTCTGCGGGCGGTCGAAGTCCAGAACGACCAGATCCTGGAAGGCATCAAAATCCTGGTACAGGCGATGGTCGAAGAGAAAACCAAGGTGCAGTGAGATGGCGGAAGCGGAGCGGGTGGTCGAAGAGATCCGCGAGGGCGCGGCGGCAGAGGTGGCGCAAGTCGCGGTGGCCGGGGACGCCGTGATCGCGCAGGAAGTCGCGCAGGTCGGAGACGACCTGGCGGATCATGCGGAACTGTCCGAAGAACGGCACGAGGAAATTCTGGAGGCGGGATCATGGGTTGGCCAAAGGGTAAACGACGTACTGCAAAACCTGCAAACTCTGAACACGTCAATGGGAGCGTTGCAGGCGCAGCTATCGAACAGCCAGCAGGCGACGGTAACGAACCTGCAACTACTCCAGACGATTCTGGAGAGCCGTCTGCCACTATCGCCGGGTTCGACGCCATCGATCCCGCCAGTGTCGAACGAGACGGTGATAGCGGTGGTGGAACCCACAGAGGCAAGCATCGAGGAAGGCCAAAGGGAAGCCGAAACTCCACCACCAAAGCGGAAAAGAAGAATAATCTAAGCGGGCTGGAGGGGATTCTCGTTACCGTCCACATTTTCGCGGCGCGGGCGCTGGATTGTTCGGAGTTGCAGCTTGCATCGGAGGAAGCGGAGCAACTCGCTATCGCCATCCAAAAGGTCAACGAGCAGTACGACACGGTGATGAACCCCAAGGTCATGGCGTGGGCGCAACTCGCCCTGGTGGCCGGGAGCATCTACGGGACGCGGATCTACACTATCCGGGCGCGGCATATGGCCGCGATGGCAAGCAAGCCGCAGCCTATCCAGATGGGGCCTGCGATGGGTCCGGTCAAGGTGGACGCAAAGACCAAACCAAACGGCGTTTTCGCGGACAGCAAAACCCCTGCGGAACTGTTCGGCTTGAATTACAGCGGAGCGTTGCAGGGAGCGGCTCCAGATGTTGTGTGAGATGAGATGCGGTTGCCGGATGACACGCAGAGACTCAGCATCGTGGGGAGAACGGGGAGCGGGAAGACCCAGGCTGCGGTATGGCATTTCTCTCACTCGGATTGGGACATCAAGCCCTGGATCGTATACGACTTTAAACGGGACAAACTGCTAGGGAGAATCGCGGAGATGGAAGGCGTGGAGGAGATCGGCACGGACGAGGTTCCGGAACGTCCGGGGATCTACCGCGTCTGTCCGCATCCGGACGATGGGGATCTCGTGGAAGCGCAGTTGGCGGGGATATGGGCACAGCAGAATACCGGGGTTTTAATCGACGAAGGCTATATGGTGTCGCAAGCGCCCAACTCCCGGTCATGGTTGCGTACCCTGTTGACGCAAGGGAGGAGCATGCACATTCCCATGATCATCCTCTCTCAGCGTCCCGTCTGGATGGACCGCTTTGTGTTTTCGGAGAGCGATTTTTATCAGGTGTTCAGGCTGAATCACTCGATGGACCGGAGAAAAATTATGGAGTACATCCCTGCGGATTTGGACAAGAGACTCCCGGAGTATCACAGTTTTTATCACGACGTTTCCAACGAGGAGACAGTGGTTTTGAAACCCGTTCCGGACGAAGACGAGATTCTGGAAGTGTTCGACTCTCGCCTGGAAGCGATGCGGAACAGGCACAGAAGAGTTTTCATTTGAGGTGAGCAAATGGCGGACGACGTAATTCTAAGCTGGACTCCTGCGAACTGGATCACGGTGATTCTGATGGTGGTCTTGGGGTTCGCGCTACTCGGCATGGTGGCCAAAATCTGGAAGGAAAAAGTGACTCCCATGACGGGGGTGGCGGCATGAATGCCGTGATCAACTGGGGGCTGCTCAAGCATCCCCTGAACTGGCTCACGGTGATTCTCATGGTGATGATCGCCGGGGCTGGCCTACACTTCGCGATGGACCATTTGCAGCAGAAATAGCGGTGCGCGAGGGCGCATCAAAACCTCAACCGACCCCAGGTAAACGGAGCTACCGGAAAAATGGGAACAGCAGCAGGCACACTCACAGCAGCACAGCAGGCGCAGCAGGCTAACGCGATGGCTCGGGCACTTATTGCCGCGAAGAGCGTACGCATGACACAACAGATTTTCAGCCAGACCGTAGTCCCCGCCAATCAGAGCGTGGTGAATGTAATTCCGCGAATGGTGGGTCTGATTATGGGCTTTTGGGTCAAGGTCGTCAGCAGCATCCAGAACACGACTGGGGCCGGGACGGCCATCACTCCGTCCGATTTCGGAGCCGCAAACCTTTTATCGCAGATTCAGTTTACGGACCTGAACAACCTCGTGCGGATTCAGACAACGGGGTGGCATTTGAATTTTATCAACAGCATTAAAGGCCGGATGCCGTACGCGATGGCGCTGTTGAATACGACGATGGACGGTATCGATATCGCGGGCGCGTACGGGGCCAACTGGACGGTGATCAATCAGCCTGCGTCGATTGCGGACACCACTACGGGCGTTGTCACCATGTGGTACTACGTGCCACTGTCGTACTCGGACGGCGACTATCGCGGCAGCGTTTTTGCGAATGTGGTCAACGCCACGATGCAACTCCAACTGACGATCAATACGACGCCTGTCGGGGTGAGCACTGCGGATACGACCAACTCCGTGTACAAGGCGGCGGCGGGGGCCGGGACAAACACGTCCACGACCATCACGGTGTACCAGGATTATCTGGACCAGCTCCCAATGGGCAACGGGCAGTTCATCCTCCCCATGCTGGACCTGAGCACGATTTACGAGTTGAAGTACACGACTTTCAGCGCAATTGTGGCCAACAATGATTTTCCAGCTCAATACCCTAATTTTAGGGACTTTTTATCCACTTTCGCGATTTACAACGCGAACCCCGCATCCGCAACCGGGCGCGGCGTGGGAGCGGATATCAACTACTGGAGCTTGCAGGCGGCGAATTTGACCAACATCTTCAAATTGGAGCCGTCCCTCGTGGCACTGCGGACCAGGAACCTGATGCAGACGGACTTCCCCAAGGGGACGTACTATTTCGGGTCACGCGTGAAGCCAATCTCCACCACGCAGTACGGCAATATGCAGTTGGTTTTGAACGCAAGCACGGCTGCGGCGGGCGCGTACATGCTCGTGGGTTGGGAAGATTTCGGTTTGCAAAACGTCATGACGCAGGCTGGATCGTTGCCCGCGTCGTAGGCGTTGTAACGGTTGGTTGCCGGGACGCGGTTCTCTCGGAGGAGGGGGCCGCGTCCCATGTGGAGGTGGAAGATGGCGGCAGACGATAAACCGCAGGGACTGATCGAAACAATCAACGCATGGTGGGCGCATCCGTTCCAGTCTGGCGGGTCTGCCTTTAATTGGGTTTTGTTTGTTGGCTTGATCATCATTGCGGTTTTTTTGTGGCAGTTGATTTTACTGGAGCTGGCGAGGGAGGTATGAGATTTATGAACGGTTACAGTTGGGGCATGGTTTTGTTGTTCCTGTTGATCGGCTATTTCATCGGCGTTTACATGCCGGGACCGGGGGCCAGGTTGCGGACGGCTGTAGGGGTGTAGCGTGCCAACGGTTCCGCAAACGAGCGTGATTTTTTTCGCCCTGTTGATAGGGTTCATCGTGTTCATCACGTTGCGTGGGGAACTCGCGGGCTACCTCTACGTAGTGGGCCTGGGAAGCAAGGGAGCCATTCCCGTTGACCCGAATGTCGCGAACCAGATCATCGACCTCTTAAATCCGGTGCCGGGAGCGCCGAAATTTTGAGCCCCGAAGAGTCCAAGATCGAAGAACACGCGGCGAACGCGGAGCAGATCGCCGGGGTTCTCGCCCTGGCGGATCGCGACGGGGAGATCGAGGCTCTCAAGCGCCATCTCATTTTTTCCATCGGGGTGAGCGTGGGCCTGCTGATCGCGTTGCACCTGCTCCTGCGGAGGGATGGCTGATGCCATTCGTTCTGATCATTGCGGGAATCGTTTTGCTGACGGCGGCGGTGAGGAACACGCAACAGGACCTATTCGGACTGCTGGCGAGGGACTTCACGGGTCCGAATAATTTCTTTTTTTGGCTGCTCTCCATCGTGGTCATCGGGGCCGTGGGCTACATCCCGAAGATGAAGCCGTTTTCGGACGGGTTCCTCATTCTGGTAATTCTGGGGCTGTTCCTCGGAAATAAGCAGAATGCCGGGTTCTTCGCGCAGTTCCAGCGGCAGATCGGGGCCACGCAAAGCGCGACTCCAGTGGTGTCTCCAACCACAAGCGGTACGGGCAGTGTGACGGGTGGGGGCGTGAATATCGGCGGCGGCGGGGTGACCGTGACTCCCCCGGTGGTGACGCTTCCCGGCGGGGTTCGGGTGGGAGGTTCGAGGGCGGTATGAGTACCGAAATGGAGCGGATGATAACGGCCATCGTCACAATCCTGCTTGGCATCGTGGGCGTGGCGACTCTCACGACTCTGGTAAGCAGCCAGAGCAACACGGCGGGTGTGATCGGGGCCGGGTCAACAGGGTTCGCATGTGCGTTGCGTACCGCGATTACGGGTACTGTCCCAACGGGTTGCGGAGGCACGAGCGTCAACAGCACGATCACGTACCCCGGTCTTCCCAACCTTCCCGGCGTGGGTAGCCCTGGGGCAAATTGTTTCACGTCGCGCGGCTGTTAAGGACAAGGAGGTACGAAAATGACGGATCAACTGATTACGAGCGTGGTTACGGTGCTCACGGCGATTATCGGGGTGGCGATTCTCGCGGTGTTGGTGAGCAAGAACTCGCAGACACAAAACGTGATTGCGGCTGCAAGCGGCGGGTTTGCTCAAGACCTGAGTGCGGCCATGTCTCCCCTCAACTCGGCGGGGACGGGCTTTCATCTCAGCTTCAGCTAGGAGCACGTCAAATGTCATGGTTGCCTGAGATCCTCAGACCGCGAGTCAAGGTGACGCCTGCGACGCACTACCACCGTGCGCCGTTTTACCCGGTTGGGGCCGGGGACGCGGTATACGAACCTGCGCCCCCCGTGGTCCCGGCGATGCTGCCCATTATCAATTTTTCGGGGGCAGGAGTCTTGTACGCGCACACTCCGAATCCGATTTTCGGACCGCAGTGGTACGCGCAGCAAACCGCGTACGTGGCCGGGGTGGGCGGGCCACTGGCGGGCCAGATTTTCGGTCAGCCGTTGAACGTCCCCGAAACGACCAACGGGAGTCAGTAGGCCATGAGTATTCAGATTCTGTTTTTGGTGGTGGCATTGATCCTGTTCGCGATGGGGGCATGGTCCCGGTGGTGGGCTGGTCCCCCGGATCGTCCGTTGTACCCTACGTTGCTCTCGGGCGGGCTGTTTTTTTGGGTCTTGAGTACGTTGTGGCCGTTGCTGACGAAGTGAGGTTCACATGGCGGATTTTCACTACATACATGAACACCCGTGGCTCACGCTCGGCCTGGTCGGCGGCGGGGGGTTCGTCCTCTACCTGATCCTCCACCGTAGTTCGTCATCCTCGGATTCATCGGGCCAGGTCGTCTACGCGGCGGGGGCCTCGGGCGGGGTGGACCCAACGGTGGCCGCACAATTGGCGGCAGCGCAGTCTCAGATTCAGGGGAATATTTCGATGGCGGCGCTATCGGGCCAGACGCAGGTTTCTCTCGCGCAAATCGGGGCCGGGGTGCAAAGCCAGACCGTCACTGCCACTCAGGACGTGACCAATCGCCAAACGGACGCGCAATTGCAATTGGGACTCGGGTCCATCGGGGGGCAGGTGGCTCTCGCGCAGATTCAGGGGGCTATCCAGATGAAGTACATCGATGCCATCATCCAAGCATTTACCGGCCATGATCCGGTGACAAACCCCACGCCCACGACTACAACGCCAGTGGGCAACAGTCCGGGGAACCCGATTAATACAGTCAATCCTCCCCA